TACGACACATTTGACACCGTATGCGTACAGTTTTCTGGCGGAAAAGATTCAACTGCAGTCATGTATTTGGCAAAGGAAGTTCACGAGGAACGTGGTCTTGGTCCTGTAAAGGTAATATTTCGAGACGAGGAAATGGTCAGTCCATCCGTAGTTGACTACGTTGAAAGGGTCAGGAACTACGACTGGGTTGACATGGAGTGGTACTGCCTGCCGTACCCAGCCGAGGTATGGGTTCTTGGAACAAGGGTGACAACACTTCTTTGGAGCAACGCCAGAAAAGAACTTGGGCGGTTGGTTAGGGACATTCCACCGTGGGCCATAACTGGAGAAAGTTTTGGATTGACACACGATGTCTCCCTGCCGGAACAAACCGACTACTACACGATGCAGGGGAAACATGGGAATGTTGCATTCATAACTGGCGTTAGGGCCAGCGAGTCCATGGTTCGCTATAGATCGTGTGTACAGAAATTGCACGAGAGCTACATAGTCACCCCATACAAATTAAAAAGGGGAATACCGCTCAAGTTTGCAAAGGTCATCTATGACTGGAATACAAATGATGTATTTAAGTACATAATTGAGGAGCACGGTGCAGAGTTCTGCGAGTACTACGAAATGGCTGCCATGACTGGTAGCAATACAAGAGTTGGTATTCCGCTACATAGTGTTGCAATCAGGAGGATTGGCGACGTTGTTGCTACCGAGCCAGAATTTTACGACAGACTATTTGAATGTTTTCCAGAAATAGAATCACAACGACGCTGGTGGCCAGACTTTGATATTGAGAAACTAATTTCACAATATTCTGAAAATGGTTTTGACGGCGCTTCTGCATTCATTGACGACTATCTAATTGGTGATAGACGGAAAATGGAAGCAAAAGCATATGCAGCGAGGTTCAGAAAAAAGCATTTTGAAAGCCCGACTTCATACCCGATAAGCCTTCTAGTAAGAAACTTGGCGCTGAATGACATAGATGTGAATTCACCAACGCCAGTTGGGCCAAAGACTAGGGCCTATACAGTTAGGGAACTTGAGACGGAAAGATACGATGAGCAATTTAAAGATTGAAATAGTTGATATTGAAGAACTCAACACCCCCGCATGGAGGGCAACTTACACCCTGAGGCCAAACCTCCTGATTCTGTCTGCACTCCTTACCCAGTATGGTTTTGTCCAGCCAATACATGTTGCGAGACAAAACTCAATAATTATTGACGGAACCGAAAGAGTGAATTTATGCAGAAACGTAAAAGCGCTTAGTGGAATTAAGAAAAACGGAATACCGGTCATATTCCACGATATTTCCGAAAAGCAAGCCATGATGATGCACCTGCAGATGAATAGGGGAAATAACAACATTGTCGCCAAGAAAATGTCTTCAATAATTAAAAAGTTGTATGTTTCTGGTTCTTATACAGAAAAAGATTTTGATGACCTGCTCTGCATGAAGAGGCAAGAGTTTGAATTGATGATTGATGGATCAATCCTTAAGAGTAGAAAAATACAAGAACACAACTACTCCCGTGCGTGGGTTCCAGTTGAAGCACCACCAGGAACTATTGATAATGGACCATTCATAGAAAAACCACCAAATCAAGATAGATAAAAGTCAATAAAAATGAAAATGGTATAATCTCCTTCTGATTACCCGATGAAGGAGCATCCAAATGCCAGGATTGCGCTACGGCCCAGACATTACAGATGATGCCGCCAGCCTCATGAAAGCGGAGAAAGATCTCCGCGCACGGCTTAGGACTGCCCAAAATCCCAAAAACAAAACTGCTATCCAGAATAAATTAAAAGCAATAGACGACGTAACTAAAAGAGTCTTCGGCACAAGAACAAACAGAAATCGCCTCTCCCAGTATTCACTTGAAAGACAGGGGTACGCTCCGACAGGTCGCCGTGGTGGTGGCAGGGGTCTAAGGCGCACGCCGCTAGGTAGGTCTTCTGAGATACCACGCAGAACTGGATTCAGGGCAAGAGAGGCCATCCCAGAAAATGATCGTGACGCATACAGAGCCGCAAAGAAGGCAGCTCGTGGCGTGAACATTTCCGAGGCACTTAAGGCGGCCCAAAAACAAAGCAAAGCCAGAACTGATAAGGCTAATAGGGCGAAGAAGAAGGCTGCCGTAAAGAAGAAAGCAACTAGACCCGGCAGAAACTCAAGAAATAGATAGTTGAGGTCTCCATGCTTGTAACAAAAAATGATCTCACTAACTATATGGACATTAAATTAAGTCTGCGACAGCAAGACGCTGCAGACTTAATCCTTGCTGGTCTTCAGGGTGAACTGGAGGCATATCTACGTAGACCAATTGAGGTAGACGAGTTTGAGGAGGAGTATCGCCTTCCGTCAAATCAACATGGTGTCCCAATGGGGAGCTTTTTGAGCACAAACAATGGGAATTACTACGCAGATTCGTTTACTCAAAACCCAGTTGACAACATGATCTATGCCGAGCCACCACACATGATTTATCTGAGAAATTCGCCAGTTGTTAACGTCTCAAGCGTGACTGTCCTGCCAGTTCACGGAACACTGAGAACCCTCACCGTCAATGATGACTATGTTGTTCATCGTTATGGAATTGAATACTTTTATGGTTTTGAAAATGATTTAGTTACCGTTACATATACAGCAGGGCTTGATGGTGCGAACATTCCATTTCTAAAACTTCTAATACTCCGTGCAGCATCGCGTGAAATGCAAAATCTCCATGATGATGTTGTTGGTGTTAAGGATCTAGAAACCCGCAATGTTGGGCCACTTGTTACTGGTTTTCTGGATACCGAACTTGCGTCTGTTAGCAAGTACAGAAGAAGGCGGATAGCGTAGTGGCAGTTGCTGCAGTACTAATAAATCTTAAAATTGACATAGATCCAACTATGGACAAATTTAAGGATATGGAGAAAAGGGCAAGAGACTTTTCCCCTGTTTGGAGATGGGCAAAGAGAAGCCTCGAAAGATCTTTCTCTGAAAACTTCAGGAGTGGCGGAAGCCTTGTTGGTGGATGGGATCCGCTTGACGTTGGCTATGCATCTTGGAAAAGAAAGAATCACCCAGGCAATCCAAAGCTGAGAATAACTGGAAAACTATTCAGGAGTGTTAGAAACTTGGATGGTGGCGTAAACAAAATAAATAAATTAGATGCAACATTTGGTACTGACGTTGAGTACGCAAAGTTTCATCAATATGGCACAACAAAAATGCCAGCAAGAAAAATTGTTTTTGAACCGGCTGGATTTAGCAGAGAACTTAACGACAAAATGCGTGACTATGTTGTTTATGGAAGAAAAGGTTTGGCTACGTAAATGTCTCTAACTTCTTATCCATTGATGCATGGCGCTCAATTTGCCAAAGCGTATGTCAATGATTATCTGAAACAAGATATCCCCATCCGCATCATTGATTACAGAAACGGCTGGCAGGTAGATGATATTAATTTGCCGACACCAGAACAGTTCATCGTTTATGAGCCCATTGCCATAGATGAGTGGCCAACGGTGATCACCGTAGCAATTTCAACAAATCAGTTGAGCAGAATCGGTTTTTCTGGACCAGATCCCCTTTACAGAGTTGCCTACCAAATGAGGACATATATATGGGTTCGGTGCGAGGGATCTGAGGAAGTAACGATAATGAGAGATCGCCTAACCACGGTAATAAGGGCAGCCCTTCTTGACTACCCATGTCTGAAGGCTTATGACGAAAGAGCATCTTTTCGTATAATGATTGACGAAGGATCCCTGCGGGAAGAATTTTCAGACATCACTCTTCTCAAAGGCGACAGGATGATGGCTGGCGCATACCTTGGATACACGTTGGAAATTGATGAAGTTGTATCCAGGAAGCCAATCGGCGTTGTTGAGGAAATCCAAGTTGACATTGTGCCAAGTTCACTCAGTGCATCATTGGATACTTCGGGTAGCGTCACAAATGCTGAAATTGTTGTAAATTAAATAATCAGTGCAATATTCTTTTTATACAGTTGCATTCGAGAAACCTCAAACATCTGTACAATATAAATCGTTGGGCGGGCTGAAACCCCAAAAGAAGATTTACAGGAAGGTCATATGCCAGGCGTAGTAATCTCAACAGCAGTAAGAACTGGTCCATCCTCGGCAACAGTGCGTGAATCATCGCAACTGTTTGTTGTCGGTCTGGCCGAGCGTGGTCCATCAGATGAGGCTGTATTGGTTCAGAGCCTTGCCGACTTTGAGTATAAGTTTGGCGGCTTCCTCTCAAGCTCGTATCTCCACCCAACGGTTGAAACATTCTTTGAAGAGGGTGGCACTCAGGCGTATGTCGCTAGAGTCGTTGGAGCTGGCGCAACAACTGGCACAAAAGCTCTTCTTGGAACAGGTGGAGAAGCAGCATCAACCGTTCTAACACTTGATGCAACTGGTCCTGGCGATTGGTCGGGAGACGTAACTGTATCAACTGAGCATGTTGGTGCATCAGCGTTCAAAGTTAAGATTTACTTTGATACAGAATTGGTTTACAACACCGGCACCGTAACATCTGTTACGCAGGCAGCTGGAAGAATTAACACAAGCGCTGTTGCGTCTCGCTACGTTATTGCGACCGCAAATGCATCAACAACGACGCGTCCAGCAGTTGTAACGCTAAGCGCAATGACAGCTGGAGATTCTGATCATGGCTCTGTTGCCGATCAGGACTACATTGATGCTCTTGATCTATTCAACGATGCTCTTGGAACTGGTGCAGTAGCAATACCTGATGTTGAAAATGCATCTGGCAATACTGACTACACAGTCTCTGAAGCGCTTATTGCCCATGCGAATTCATACAATAGAATCGCTATTCTGCACTGCGCAATTGACGATGATTCAACAGCAGCATCAGATAAGGCGGCATCACTCTCCGGTGGCGAAAATGCGGAGCACGCAGCCCTGTATTTCCCTTGGGTTGATGTTCCAACATCGGTTGCTGGTGTAACGAGAAGAATCCCAGCCGATGGTTACGTTGCAGCCAAGAGAGCGCTTGCGCACAACCAGTCTGGCCCTCACGTAGCGGCTGCTGGTCTTCTCTCAGCATCAAGATTTGTATCTGGTACAGCGCTTGAAATTGACAAGACCACTGGCGATACACTTGATGACGCATCAGTAAATGCCATTAGAGTTATTCAGAACACCGTCAGAATCTACGGCGCTCGCTCGCTGTCGGCTGATACAGATAACTTCAGATACATAACAACACAGGATGTTGTAAACCACGTTGTCGTTGAGGCACAGAGAACCCTTGAGGATCTTGTTTTCAGCACGATTGACGGACGTGACACAATCTTCGCAGCAATCGCATCTCGCCTAATAGCGATACTTGCTCCGCTGCGCGACATTGGCGCCCTGTTCCAAGCATTTGATGCCAATGGCAAGAAGGTTGACTCAGGATTCACTGTCCGCTGCGATGCGGCACTGAACCCAGTTTCACAACTCGCTGGCGGAACTGTAAAGGCGAAGGTTGGCCTTCGCACAAGCAGCGTCGGTGACAAGATCGAGGTTGAGATCACAAAGTCCAACCTCACGGCAAGCGTCGTTCAATAACGGAGGAATGACTAATGGCAAAGGTATCTCAGCGTCAGGTTCTCGGTAGCATTGTTCCCGTTGAACCGCTCAAGCACCCAAAGTGGACTGGATTTAAGTTTGCTCAGGTGTCTGGTGGCGAAATTACGGCATCCGTAGAGAAGATCTACGAGGGTGGGAAGTTGCGCCCGACAGTTATATGTGCACCATCTGAAATTGGTGACATAACGCTGACAGCACACTATGATGACGACCGTGTTGCGTCAGAGACAGACACCGGCATAGCCGCAAAAATTGCTGAACTCCGCCCGCTAGTAGGTAGAGCCAAGTACAACGTCACCGTTGAGACGTATGACTGTGACCTGAAAGTGCCTGGTACGGACAGAGTTTACTCAAATGCCCTTCTTGTTGGCATCACAGAGCCAGACGGCGATTCCTCGTCTGGCGCACCAGCAACATTCGCACTAACGTTCGCCGTTGAGGACGTAGAGTCGGCCTAATAACTGGTAATTCTTTATTTACTAGTTTCACTGAGCGATAATTTCTATGTGCTAGTTTCCTGTCTATGACAGAAAATAACTCGCTTTACACATCAGAAGACTCAGCAAAAGCGCCAAAGCAGGCACCTGCAGCGAAGTCACTCCCGCAAGAGGAGACGCTACTTCAGCGCTTAACAGCAACCATCCAGAAGAAGGTTGAAAGACCGACGGTCTACATTGACGTTCCAGAAAGACCTGGAGTTTCAATCAAGATAAGCCCAAACATTACGCAGAATCAAATGCGTAACTGGCGCAAGAATGCCGGAGAAGACTCAAGAAACGGCATGGATGCAACAAAGTTCGCATGTTCCGTTATCGGTCATACAACAATCGGTATCTGCATGAATGGCGAAGAAGTCTTTGACGATGATGGTAATGAACTTACCTTTGCGTCACCACTTGTCTTGAAAATGACAGAGACAACTCGCCCATTGCCAGACTGTGTTCGTGAATTCTTCGGCGTAGATCCGCATATTGAGGCTGCTGCCCTGGCAATCCTTGAGGCTGCTGGCTACTCAGACACCGTAGAAACAGTGGACCCTACGAGGGAGTCCTCGACGATTTAGTTGATGACTCTGTAATAAAAGCAGCGGCACGACTGGGCGAACTGTTTGGTACTGACCCAATAAGGTTATTAGACTGCACAGATCATGAATGGCTGATAAGGCTTGCTTGTGCTAAAGTAATAGGTAACGACCGCGAAGAGCAAGAACGCCGGGCTAAGGCCAAGGGCTAGGCGTCCGCTTCTTACACTCACGCGATTCTCACAAAATCGTGGAGTTCGCCAATGTCAGATACAAGAGTTGAAGTAAAGCTTGATGCTGACATTCTTGGCTTTGTAGCGAATATGAAGCGCGCCGAGCGTGCCGTAAAGTCATTCAATCGCCTAGAAAGTCGCATGGTTGCCGCAAGGGGGATGGATGCATACCTAGACAAAATGAATAAAAAGAACATCAGCGTTAAGAAATCTTTTGATTCTCTTGACCAAGGCACAAAGATGTTCGGAACAGCACTTACAAAGTTCCTCGGCCTAGCGATAAAGGGAACCCTTATACAGATGGCAGCAATGGGTGTTGCCATGGTTGCCCTTCACGGAGCTTTTGTTATAGGAAATGGATTAGCCAAGGCTTATGCAGGGGCAATGAAACTTCTGGCTGGTGGAGCGGCTGGAATGGTTGTTGCATTGTCCACGGCGGCGGCTGCAATGCGAGAACAGCAGGCAGCGATGTTCGCATTCTCTGGTCGTGGCGCATCCCAATTCGGTTCTGGCACAAATCAGGCACGTGTAGCAATGCGTGGACTAGCAACTGATGCAGATCTCGCTGGTCTTGGAATGAAAAATATTTCCAAGGCTTACGGTGCAATGGCTAAGTCAATGAGTTCAACTCAAATACTTGGATCAAAAAATATGATCAAGGCACTCTTTGACTTTGGGGCTGCTGGTCAGGATCCAGCACAGGCTGCTGAAAAAATAGGTGTTGTTATTGAGGCTCTGCAAAACTCAAAAAAGAGTTTTAGCGAAGTTCAAACAGCAGCAAAAGCGCTTGGTCCGCAAATGGAAAAAGCAATGACCAAGCTCGGCATAACTAGTAAGAAGAAATTCCAAGAGGCACTTCTGTCTGGTGAACTCGCTAAGGAAGGAGGTGTATTCGGACAATTTGCAGCAGTCAACAATACTCTAATAGGGAGAATAAAAACTTTCTTTAATCTAATAAAAGAAGAGTTTGCTGATTTTGGTCAACAATTCTTAGAGCCAGCAAAAGTTGCTATGGAAAAAGTAATGCGGATTATTAAGCGTGACCTAATGCGCATGGGTGGCGAGATTGATGCTTTCGGCGGAGCGAGATTTTTTGACAGCATAGTTAATGCAATAGACAAAGTTTCAAATTTCTTTGTTAATTTGATGCGCAAATACCTGCCAGAGTCTGGTAGCGCCCTAAATAATATAGGTGGATTCTTTGACAGAATGGCGCGTGGATGGCAAAACATGGTTAACCATCTCCGCCCATTTATAGATGGAGCAAAAGTTTTAGAACAGATCTTTTCTCCAATCTGGGAATCAATAAAAAATAACGGAATAACTAACTTCAAGTTATTTAATGATGAACTAATAAAAAATTCAGATGATTTCAAAGAATTTGGCGAACGTATTGCTGGTGTTCTTGATTCAATCTTTGAAACTGGAAGAGCATTTAGAACAACAATTATGGAGTCAATGCCTTTCATAAATGATGTTCTCTCTGGTGTTAAGCAGATTTTAGATATGTTAAATGGCATAAGTGCTGGTTTTGGATCAGTATTTGGCCCAACTGGTGGATTAATGGCTTTTTCAATGATTTCCCGCCAGATGAAGGGAACTGCTGGTGGTTTACTTGGAAAAGTCAGCGGAACAATGACTCTTAATCCGCAAACTGTAGTTATCAATGCCCCTGGTGCAGCACCAATGACCTTTACACCTGGTGGAACTCCAAATAGATACGGTGGTGTAGGTACTGCACCAGCCGGAGTTGGTGTTGCACCACCAGTTGCAGGTGCACCACGTGGGGTGTCAAGTGGGGGAATGATTCAAACACAATATGGACTACTTCCAGCCCCTGCTGGTTATACAGGTCCAGCCATTCCAGCTCCGATTGCTGCTGGTAATGGAAGATCAAGACGTTTCAATATTGGTTTAAAAACTGGTAGAGAAATGTACCAAGTACCAGGAGGGCAGTATTACAGCACAGTTACTGGCAGGGCGCTCGGTCAACGTGGAACGATTGGAACAACATTCCGCGAGATGAGAGCAACGCGTGGTGGCGTTGCTCTCCTTGGAAGCAAAGAGATGGGTATTAGCGGTGCCGCAAATAGCCTTGGCGCAAAAATGGGAGTTGGCATGGGTCTTGCTGCCCTATCGCAAGTTGCACCAAGTGAAATGCAGGGAGCACTCGCATTAGGTGGAACTATTGGGATGTTCAACCCATTAGCAGGTTTAGCCGCAGCTGGTCTTGGTGGAGCAATGTCAGCAAGAAGCGCAGGAAGTGGACTTCTAGCTGGTGGTGCTGGCGGTGCTGCGGTTGGTGCAATGATTGCCGGCCCAGCAGGAGCTGCTGTTGGTGCAGCAATGGGTGCTTTGGGCGGTGCAATATTTGGTGCATCTAATAAGATGGTTCAAGAACTAAAAGCAGCAAGAAAAGCGGCTCAAGGTGCTGTTGACAGTTTGCAACTTGTGGCACTTCAGGGTGTTGGCGCAAGACTTCAAGCAAACGTCCAAGCAGTGTCAGAAGGGCGTAGCACAATTGGGTCTCGGGCATCAATACTTGGTCTAACTTCTGAAGGAAGAAGAGTTTCCAGGGGTTTCAGGAAATCAATAGGTGGATTACTAGATAGATACCAAGCACCAACTCAAGCAAAACTAGATCAACTATCTGGATTTGATAGAACTTATGGAACTGGAAATGCAGAGTATGGAAAAGCAGTTGAGATGGCTCAACTCAACTATGGAAATACATCAACAAATCAAATTGTTCCAGGATATGCAAATTCCTATGTAGAACAAATGGCTAAAATGGAAAAAGCACGTAATGAGAATGGCTTTTTTAGCAAAGCAATGGCTAAATCAAGGTATGCGGAAACAAAGTATGTAAGCCAAGAAACCTCTGGGCGAAAAGCACTAATGAGTAGAGCTGGACAAACGGAACTTGGAAGACTGAAGGGACTTGGTCTAAAAGAGAAAGATATTTTTGGCGAAGGTGGAGAGATAAAGGTAACACCAGAAGCCATTCAGGGTCGTTTAGATAAATTAGTCGCTCAGCCACTAAACAAAATATATAAAGACATGTTTGAAAAGGGAATGATCACTGCTCAGCAACTTGCAGATGCCCAAAAACAACCCCTGCAAATGGCAAAGACATTCCAAAATCAAATGAGGGCTACTGCTAAAGCAAATAGAGCACTAGAAACTCAATCTAGCGCACGTATGCAACGACTTGGTGAAATAACTGGTAAGACAAATGCACAACTAGAAGCAATGGCTTACGAAATGGGCGTCAATCTGTACGACCCAATGATTACATTCACAGACTTGGTTGACAAACTTGGATTAACACTAGTTAAAACTGCAGCACAAATGAGACAAGCAAATACAGATGTATTTGTTGAAGCCGGAAATGTATTTAAGGATATTATCAAACAAAACGAAGCTGTTGAAATTATTGATGAACAGTCAGAAGCGATGCGTGTTGCACTTTCTGGCGGCACAGCAGATGAAGGTGGGATAATTGAATTCCTTGATGGAATTCAGTCATCATTATTACAGATAAATCAAGGTGATCCATTAGCTGCTTTTAATGAATTCATGTCACAAATAGGGACTGCTGGGTCAATGGGGACAGCATTTGGTCCCGGTGGAGTGTTTGGGAATCTCACAAAGGAACAAAAGGCAGCATTTTTCACTAGTGGAACTAGTGATGCAATAGCTAAATATAGAGAAACTGCTCTTGCTGGATTTAGGGGGACTACGGCAGATCAGATAAATGCAATGCTTGCGGCAGAAGGAAAATTTGTTGATTCAAATGTTATTAAATCAGCACTTGCAAAAATGACTCCAGAACAGCAAATGGCAATTATGAGTGGTGTTCAAAATACTTCAGTTAGTGAAGGTCCTGGTGGTACAAAGACTTACTCATTTGGTGGTCTTGGTGGTGTAAGTGGTAAAGCTGGAACAATGTCAGAAAATATAATGAGTGTTCTTGGGCTTGATAAGGGAATAACACTTCAGGACATAATTAAGCCAAGTGAAGAAGCAATGAGTGCAGTTGCTGCGAATTTTGCTACGTGGACACCAGAAGTGCAAAAAGCCATGACAGATCTTGCAGAAAAAACGGGCAACCTATTTACATCTATAAATGAAAAACCTGAATGGATGAAGGCTGATGCATTAAGAAAAGTATTTATTGAGGCTGGAATAATAAAAGACACGATGACACCACGTGGCTCACTGGTTGGTGATACAACTACAAGCAGACTCAGCCAGACAATGGCTCGCCACGCATCTATTGACGGGATGTTAACTGGAAATAGGACAATTACATCTTCATACAGAACATATGGTCTTGGATCAATAAATTCAGATCATGTGACCGGAAGAGCAATTGATCTAGTTGGGGCTAATCTTGGTCAATATAAAGTAATGACTGAAAAGGCTGGTGGCTTTGCCGAGTTCCACGGTCGTGGTGGAACAAGACACCTGCATGTAGTGCCAGGGCCCGGGTTTATAGGAGACACAAGCGTGCCGATGGCTAAATCTGCACCAATCGTTAGTGCCCCATTCAGCAATGGAAGTTCTGTAAGCAATTACAACTTTTATATAACAGGTGCAAACGCATCACCTGAAGATATTGCAAACAGAGTTATGGCTAAGATTCAGGATCAAGCCAGGGCTGAGATGGAGCGGTAATGGGCGACGTAAATAATAGACTTCCATCAACCTATCTGCGTTCAAATGTCGTAGTTCCTCCAGGAACATACTTCTATAAAGAAGTAAGAAGACTTCCATCTAAGATAATAAACCCAAATTCTCTATATCCAGGATTTCCAATATTCCACCTTTATAAGCAGGTAAGAGATACTGAAACAAGCACTATAGAGGTAAGGGTTGACAACTATGAGTATTGGCAACCACTTCAAACAGCATCTCATATCATTTACGAAACTAATGATGAGAATCAGTTAACAACTCTCAGAGATATAAGTGTTTCTTTTAAAAAACTAGATTCTCGTAAAAAATTATACTCTGGTGACTGGGAACCATTTACCCATAGGTATATCGCTGGAAAAATCTTTATTGCGACTAATAGATTTGCCGATGTATTTGGAGACAATCTAGAAAAAAATCCATATACATACAGACTGATAAGACTTTGGATACTTCACCCAGACTATGAAAACTATGACTTCATAGACGAAGACGGTGAACGAAGAATTTCATACTTCTATATACATCCATTGTGGAATTTTAATGGAATTAATGGATTTACATTAATGATGTATTCCTTAAAAAAGAACCTGACTTATTCATTAACTGGATTGCAAGAGTCAAATGATGTTGTTGACCAATTAATTCCAGCGAGCGACGTTACGAATGCAGTCGTTACATCAAAGAATGTTCGTGAATCAATAATTGCAAATCTAACTTTATATGCAAAAAAAGAACTTGGAAAATCCGATGCTGAGGCAGTTAAGTATGCAAACTCAATCATAAAGGAATATAGGGACTATTCAGCAGAGGGTGGCATCCGTGGTCCATACGAAAACGGCCTAGAGAGAAAAACTGTAAATGTAATTAGAAGCACATTTGGTGGTCGCTCTGGCTATTCAGCACCATCAATATCAAGAACATCAACAACTAATCCACAGATTGTTCAGCAGTATCGTCTCCCAGATTCAGCAAATGCAATTACGAATAGGCATATATTCCAATTCAAGCCAAATCAGATTAACTACTCTGGCATAGGTTCTGAGTGGACTGAAATACCAAGAAGTGGGAATGTCCCAATAGTTGACTGGAAAAGCTACAAACTGCTTCAAGTATCTTTTCAATTCCTTGTTGCACCGGATGAGGATGGATCTCTTGATAATGCTCGAGATGAAAAAAGAATTACTAAGTCAATTGACGACAAATTAAGAATTTTGAGACGCATGGCAACTGCGCCATATCCGGTTTATCTTCTTGGTTTTGACGAAATTCTTTCCGAACAGATGCGTTTTCCGTTTGATGGTGGTCGTGGCGTTGAATTTGTTATTGCAGAATTTTCAATTTCATCAATGATGAGAACAGATGAAGGAAAAATAAATAGAGCTCAGTGCGATATAACACTTAGGGAAATACCAATAGAGAGCGTCAGAATTATTGACTTTCCAAGTATTAGATTTGGAAATGATAATCAGTGCGTTGGTCCTAACTGTGTTAACGAAGATGACGGTGAAGGAAGAAACAATAAATGGACAGATACTAGAAAAACTAAAAAACTAGGTGGTCGTTAATCTTGGCTAAATCACCACTTGAACGCATAACAGCCGGCAAATTGGTTATTGCTGATTTGTCATCCGGAAAAATGGCTGAAATAAATAAGATGGTTACATCTATTCGGGTTAACTACACAATGCAGTTGGCTTCAGAATTACAGATAAGCGTTATTGATCCAGACTTTACGATGCTGTCAAAAAACTATTTTGAAATAGGAAGAGTAGTTCAATACACATCACAAACGCTGGGAAGTATTGACCAGTTTAATAACTCCCCAAACGTGCCAAGAGTTCTATCAAATATTGACCAATTTTTTGAAATAGCAAGAGTTAGCGTTTCGCAGGGTCCGGGTTTATCGCCACAGGTTCAAATCACCTGCTATTCAATGGCTATACAGCAGATGAAAAGGGACAAGAAACCAAGTCAGATAAAAGAGAGCGGTAGTGCTTTCGTAATAAAAGCCGCTAAAAAATACGGTCTACGTTGGGCAGTGCAGAAAACTGCAAAGAAACAGACTATAAACAAAGCCTCTGGAAAAAAACAAGCAGAGTCACTTTGGGATGTTCTAACAAGGCTTGCGAGCGACTCCAAATTCGTTATATACGAAGTTAACGGTGTTTTGGTATTCGCATCCCAAAAGTATTTACTTAATAAATGGGGAACAACATCTGAAGAAGTATTTGAGTGGGATAAAAAGAGAAAAAAGGCAATACCTAAAATAAGAAGATATGTTCCGATTGTCTATCCGAGTAGGCAAACAATTGATGAAAACGGAAAAATTATTGTTCCCGCTTTTGAGGTTCTTAGTGTTCCAAGTTTGGAATCGTCAGATAATGATCCATACGACGCAAGAGGATCTCTTGACCTAGCCCGCAATAATGCAACTCAACTGAGACCTGGCATGACAATTGAAATTATAGGTGTTCCACAGTTTTCTGGCGCCTATCTGATTGAAAGCGTTTCATTTGATGACATATCTCCAGATCCAGTAAAAATCACATTCAAAAAACCAGAAAAAGATCCAGAAAAAGACAAAATAAAAACTCTCAGGGTTGGTGTCAAGACAAAGCAGACTAACGAATTTATTAAAAATGACCCAACACGAATAGGACCATACAGCCTTCAGTCCTCAAAGACGAGAAAACTTATTCCAGATGCTGCGAGGTTGCTGAACTCGCAACTCGGCAGGAAGGGTACTACGCAAGCACCACCAAAAGCTATATACCCACTTCCAAGTCCAGCAAACCAACAGAGTTACCCAATAGTTCCAAAGTCTGGCTCTGCGGATGTCATTGAGTACGGAAATATAGATTTATGGGCCAGACCGATATATAAAGACGAAGCTGGAGTTTACCCACTTGATGCATTTGTCACCGCACGGCAGGAAGTTGGGGTTAATAGCGGTAACGAGTTTTTCATAGTTCTACCTCGCATATTTGAAGATGATGGACAGCCCGGAAGATATGAAACAGAACAAGCGGCCATTGATGCATATGCATCTAGCGGAGAACACCTAGGGAAATTTAAATCTCTCGCACTTGCTACGGAGTATAAGCAAGTTCTTGACAATCAGCAGGTTTATGTTTTGAAGGATAGGTTCCCTCCTCCATTTTTAGAATTTCCAGAAAGCACCATCTACCCCCTTCCAAGCTCTTCCGAAGAGCAGAATTACCCATTCATGACAGAAGGGTTAATCACTTCTGGAAACATAAATCTATATTCAACGCCAACTAAAAATATAAAACTAGCGAATAAAGACTATTTGTATTCTCTTGGAGATATTCATAAACCGGGAGTCAAGTTTCCTGTCGTTGAAACTGGATTTAATAACGACGAACCATTTGCGTTAGTTCTACCGACTCTCTACTCAAGCGCTAATGGGATTCAAGATTTGACTATTGAAGAGGCATATCGTCTATACCTGAACAACGGACAATTCTTGGCGAAATGTTCATCCACTGTTGCCGCTGAGCTTTATCGCCGATTACTGCACCATCAACAACAGATACTTCTTGGTCAGCGTTTCCCTGGGGTGGCTTTATATGTCTAGAGGCAGAGAGCCAGTATTAATTAGGCGCGACAAGCCAACACGCAATGAGCGTGAATACGGCACTTTCTACAGCGCCATTGTCACTTCCGTCAGGGGCGATGGAAGGGTAAGCGTACGCATTCCGGATCTTGGAGTAACTATGGGTCCGATAATGCCAATTAATACTGGGGCAAATAATCACCTGTCAAAAGGTGACACTGTCATATGCACATTTACAGATTCCTCAAATAGCAGTCTTGTCATATTTGGTTCAATTTCAAAAATAACTGATCCCTATACAACCGCAACAACTACGCAAGCCCTAATTGACTCTCTTTCATCTTCCGTTTCGGCATCAGTATCTTCCGTTTCTGCGTCGGTATCTTCCCTATCTGCAAATACTGATACTTCTTTCCGGGATGAAAAAATCAAACTATTAATGGAGGTTTGGTAATGAGTTGTTTGTTTTCTAGTATTGTTTATTTTGCTTGTAATTCTGAGGAAAAATATGGACACGATTAAATTTCCACTGCAATTTGACAGTAGCGGGCTTGTAAAGCTTGAAGAAGGCTCTGCCGACTACTACTCACAAATGCTCACTATCGCCATGCTCACAGAGCCACACACCTTTCCATATGCCCCAAAATTTGGTGTCTATGATCCAGCATTTTCCGATATTGACAAGAACCTTTTTGTTTTAAATGCTGCACGTTTTGTCCCAGAAGTTGAGATAACAGATTTGGAAACAAATACAGATAACAGCGGAACCGTTAATGCGACGTTCTCATTTATCATCAAGGAGGCCCAGTAATGCCTGCCGATTTTTCCGAATATATAGATCTCACCCCATTTGATCTGCAACCTGGAGATATTTATTTAAACTCAATTGAGACAGCAAGATTGTCACTTCCAGAGTTTAATTTACGAGTTGGAACTCCAGAAGATGCAATATTCCAAGCAATGTCTTATTTGACGGCAGTTAATGTCGCAGCAATAAACAGGCTTCCGTCTAGATTAATGGCTGGGATACTCTCAATGATGGGTGTCCAGCGTGGAGAGGGTGTTCCAGCCCAACTTGACCTGACGGTCACGGCAGACTCGTACGATGGGGCAACAATACCAGTTGGAACGCTCTTCTCATTTGAAGCTGTATTTGAGGATGAAGTACAGGAATACATATTTGAGTCAACTGAAGCTGTTTCAATACCAGCGGAAGTTTCCCCTGCCCCTGGCGATCCATACCCAAGCGCAACCGTGCCGACTCAGTGCATAACGCCTGGATATATTGCAATTGTCCAAGAAGGTGATGAATTAACGATACTAAGTTCTGGAGTTGCAATACTTGACGCAATCGCAACTGATTCTTTTTCAAACGGAATAAATCCAGACGATGACTCAGACTATCTATCCAGATCTGTCTCATTTCTTGCATCTTTATCTCAAGCGAATAACAAAGCTAGCCAAGTTGAATCATATATAGCAAGCAACTATCCAGCTGTTGTTGCTCGAGTTAAGTGTGAAGACTTAACTAATGGAGATCCAGATTTAGGAAATATATCAAGATATAGAGTTGATTATCCAACATTGGCTCAGTCGTCCTCCGCAACATGCACATTGACATTTGACAGCGCACACCAATTTAATGCTGGGGAAAAGATATCAGTAACTGGTGTTGGGGCTAGATTCAATACAACTGGGACAACTCTTTATGAAATAACGGGGACAACAAGTACTAGCATTACTTATCAACTTGGTGGATCTGTTCAGTCATCTTCATCAGTTCCAACTGGCGCATCTGTTGTTGTCGGTGAAGACAAGCCTGGATATGTAACTGTATTCGTATATGGATTTAACGAGTTTGTGTCTAGTGCTGAAAAGATTGCGATTATTACAGACGTATCAAATAGATCTGTCGCTGGCCTTACATTTGACATAAAAGATCCAGACTTGCTTTCCCTATCAATAGAGGGAAATGTCGTCCTAAATGAAGCATACGACCAAGTCCCATTGCAGGAAACTGTAGTAAACGCAATAATTGACTACTTAAGCCCACTTAAATTCCCATATACGGAAGACAGAATAAGAAAAAATAGACTTGTTTCTCTTATTAGCCAAATACCAGGTGTTGTTTACGTTGAATCTCTGACAATAGAAGCAAATGGAAGTGGATGGCTACCACAAGTTGACGATGATTTGATGTTCCAAGATAAGGGATCTCTTCCATTAATTGATGAGGACGATGTATCTATATCGTTTACATCTGTGGTGGTGTAATAATGCCAAGAGTTACTAACAGACTTTCGCCAACAGACTCACTTTTGTCTGTAAATCCAGATACTGGCGTTGCAATACCAATATCTGGGCGTCATACATTTCTGTCAAGTTGTGCATCTTTTATTGATGGTTCAGCATCAATTTTTCTTAATGACCTTCCTGCCGCTTCTGTTGCATTTACTGCTGGTGACAGGGTAAGCATATATGCAACATCTGGAATATTTCCTAGCATAACGGCATTAACTGGTGAAAGAATTGTTGAGAAAGCAACGAGAGTCGGCTCATTAACAATAGTTGAGGTTGAACCAGATGAATACCAAACTTCAATACCAGCATCAGCGCAATATACGGCATCAATAGCCGGAGAAGTAACTCAAGTATATTCACACAAGTGGATAGCAGATAATGCTGCTGTTTCTACTGTTGCAACAAATTTTGATACATTGAGTAGATATGTTTTAAAAATATCGCCATCTTCAACTGGAGCAATTAAATTAACCCTGAGCAACGTATTACTGCTTTCGTCAGACTCAACTAGGCCATTCCAGTTCAATGCGAAGATAAGCCCCAATGCGACAATCACTGCTACTGCAAAATTAGCAATGGCTGGAGATCTTTCATTAACAACTGGTGTTAGCCAAACACTCTACGGTGGCCGCTATGGTGCAATAAGAAGCAATGTATTAACAATGCCAGATTTAGATGATCCAACAAATGAGTATTATGGCGATGATTATCTATATGTTGATATTGAAATAGAGATAATAAACCATAAAGCACAAACTCTATATATGACGCTTCCACACCTTGTTGATGACGACATACATAATGAAAACTGGTTTTTAGCTAATGCAGACAGGCTTATGCCTGACTTTTATAAAGATTTTGACGAAGCTCAAGAAAATCCATCACAGCCATTTAGAAAATTCATTGATGCTTTGATGGTTATATCTGGTCAAGTTAGAGAAGAGTACAGAAATCAATATGCTTTTGAAAAAGAAGAAATACCAGCACTAGAGACGCAAGTTAACCAAGAACTTAGATCAAATCTAGTTGACCCACTTTATGCAAAAAATGAATATCTACCGTGGCTTGCGCAATTTACTGGAACAAAATTAAAGAGAAATATCATTCTTGCTGATGGATCAAAGCTACTCCCAAATACTGATACAGAAAATGAGTATGCGCGTTGGCAATTGAATACTGGGTTCTACGGTCTTAATGCTGGTACGCGTCAAGCAATTATTGAAGCAGCACGGCAAGCCCTCATCTTCACAAAAGATGGGACTCAACCAACAAAGGCTGTTGCTCTTACCGCCAGATACGGCGGTGATGTATTCACTATTAGGATTCAGACACTATTAAATGAGACACCAGATGTAACAGTTTCTGGAAATACCAGCATTGGAATTTTAGATGCGGTTGAGCCAACTCGACCATTGGGGTACAAAGTCATTCATACAACCTCTGCTTCATTTGCCTTCACCCTTGGAGACTCAACTTTGGGTGTTTTGGGCGACTTGGGGGTCGGATGATCTATTCAATAAAACCTTCATATTTTGATGAAATGATAAAAT